GAGGACAAAGCGATGGCATTTCAAGTATCACCAGGCGTCGAGGTAAAAGAAATTGACGCAACGAATGTAGTTCCAGCCGTATCAACCAGCATTGGTGGATTCGCAGGCGCATTCAACTGGGGTCCAGTGGAGCAAATAGTAACAGTAGGTTCTGAACAAGAACTTGCAGCGACTTTTGGAGCTCCAGACGATTCCACAGCTAAACACTTCTTAGTAGCAGCATCTTTCTTAAAGTATGGTAATGCACTAAAAGTGGTTCGAGTAGCTTCCGGTCATAAGAACGCGACCGCACAAGGTACAGGACAGCTGATAAAAAATGATGAAGATTATGCGAATAATTATGGAGCGGGTCAGCTAAATTTGGGGTTATGGGCAGCTAAACATCCAGGCGTACTGGGTAATAGCTTAAAGGTATCAATGGTTTCAGCAGGAAGTTCACCGTTTAGCGGATGGACTTATGCTGGTAATTTTGATGCTGCACCAGGTACATCTACATCAGCAGCTGCAGTCGGCGTTTCAAACGACGAATTGCATATTGCAGTTATAGATGAAGACGGAGCTATCTCCGGAACAGCTGGGACAGTATTAGAAACATTTGGGTTTGTATCACAAGCTTCAGATGCTAAAAAAGACGATGGTACCTCTCTTTATTACGTTGATGTTATTACTACTCAATCTAACTATATTCGTTGGATTGACCATGATAGCACTAACTTAGATGAAGCCGGATTTACCCTAGCAGCAGCGAAAGCAGCCAACACAGATAGTGAAGGTGCTAACCAATTTAAGTCTCATAGCTCAGCAATTGAACATTCACTAACAGGTGGATTAGACGATAACGCACCAACAGTTGGAGAAATAGCAGCAGGATTCGATCTTTTATCCGATGCAGAAACTGTAGATGTTAACTTACTTTTTGCAGCAGCAGACGCCGATGGCGCTGAAGCAATTGCGGAAGATTTAATATCAATAGTAAATGCAAGGAAAGATTGTATGGCATTTATATCTCCACCAATAGAAGACACTGTTAACAATGCTACTCCAGCAGCAAGTGTAAAAACTTTTGCTGATGGTTTAACATCAACATCTTATGCTTCATGTGATTCAACAGCATTATATGTATATGACAAATATAACGACAAATACAGATATATAGCTGCTTCAGGACACATGGCAGGACTTTGCGCAAATACTGATTCAGTAGCTGATGCATGGTTCTCACCAGCAGGTGTAAACAGGGGTCAACTTTTAGGAGTAACTAAATTAGCATTTAATCCTAAGAAAGCAGACAGAGATTCTTTATATAAAGCAAGAGTCAATCCTATAGTATCATTACCTGGACAAGGTACTTTACTATTTGGAGACAAAACTTTATTAAGTAGACCTTCAGCATTCGATAGAATAAATGTACGTAGACTCTTTATCGCATTAGAAAAAGCGGTTAGCACAGCAGCTAAAGCGCAACTATTCGAATTTAACGACGAATTTACAAGAGCACAGTTCAGAAACTTAGTTGAACCGTTCTTAAGAGACGTCAAAGGTAGACGTGGACTTTCAGACTTTTCAGTAGTTTGCGATACCACTAACAACACTAGCTCAGTAATTGATGGTAATAAATTTGTAGCTGATATCTTTATCAAGCCTGCAAGAAGTATTAACTTTATAACATTGAGCTTCGTAGCAACTAGGTCCGGAGTAGAATTCTCCGAGATCTCAGGTTCATAGGAGATAAGACATGGCAATATTAGGCGTAGACGATTTTAAATCAAAATTAGTAGGCGGTGGAGCAAGGTCTAACCTTTTCAAGGTGACTATGAACTATCCAAGTTATGCACAAGGCGATGTTGAACAAACATCTTTCATGTGTAAAACGGCTCAAATGCCTGCATCAATTATAGCACCTATCCCTGTATTATTCAGAGGTAGAACATTGCAAATAGCTGGTGATAGAACATTCGACCCTTGGACAATTACTGTAATCAACGATGTTGATTTCACAGTTCGTAACGCTATGGAACGTTGGATGAATGGTATTAATGGACATAACGAAAACACAGGATTATCTAATCCTACTGACTATCAATCAGACGCAATTGTTGAACAATTGAATAAGGCTGGAGAAGTTACAAAGAAATATGACTTTAGAGGTCTATTTCCAACTAACATTTCTGAGATAGAAGTAAGTTATGATTCAGAAAATACTATAGAAGAGTTCACTGTTGAATTCCAGGTTCAATACTGGGAATCAGACACTACTTCGTAGGTATATAAATAATATTAAACGAGGGGATTTAATGTCCCCTCCGATAATATTGAGGTAAATGTATGGCTGAATTATTTGGCTTTGAAATAAATAGAAAGAGTTCTAAAGTAAAAGAACTACCTTCATTCGTTCCTAAGACGGACGAGGATGGCTCGGGTGTAATTCAAGCGGGCGGTCATTTTGGCGCGTACATCGATATGGATGGCGACAAGTTCAAAAATGAAGTCGACTTGATACTAAAATACAGAGATATAGCATCACAACCAGAATGCGATGCCGCTGTTGAGGATATAATAAATGAATCAATAGTAGGTAATAATGATGAAGCTCCAGTTAATTTAGTATTAGATGAATTAGAAATATCAGATAAACTGAAAGAGGCTGTTAAATTCGAATTTGATGCAGTCCTTAAATTGTTAAACTTTAACGCGTATGCTCATGATATATATCGTAAATGGTATATTGATGGAAGGCTACCGTATCATATTATAATAGATAAAAACTCGCCTAAAAAAGGTATTCAAGAACTGCGATATATCGACCCTACCAAATTAAGAAAGGTGAAAGAGGTTGAAGAAAAGCAGGACCCTAAAACAGGTGCTAAGATTATAGAGAAAAGCGATGAGTTCTTTTTATTCCAAGACAAGTTAATGTCTGGAGCAGAACAAGGATTGAAAATATATCCTGATGCAATTGCATACTGTACATCTGGTCAAATGGACCCAGGTAGAAAAAGAATATTATCATATTTACATAAAGCTTTAAAACCAGTGAATCAACTGAGAATGATGGAAGATTCACTAGTTATATACAGAATATCACGTGCCCCAGAACGTAGGATATTTTATATTGATGTTGGTAATTTACCTAAAGGTAAAGCCGAGGAATACTTAAGAGGTATCATGAATCAATATAGAAACAAGTTGGTATATGACGCATCGACTGGTGATATCAAAGACGATAAAAAACATATGAGTATGTTAGAAGACTTTTTCCTACCAAGAAGAGAAGGTGGAAGAGGTACTGAAATCACCACGCTACCAGGCGGCGAAAACTTAGGACAAATAGATGATATTATATACTTCCAAAAGAAATTATATAAGTCACTTAATGTTCCAGTTAATAGATTAGAACAAGAGGCTCAGTTTACACTAGGTAGAAGTAGTGAAATAACAAGAGATGAAGTAAAGTTTAAGAAGTTCATAGACAGATTAAGAAAAAGATTTTCTGATTTGTTTATGCAGTTATTAAAAACTCAATTATTACTCAAAGGTATTATTACTGAGAGTGATTGGAAAGATTGGAAAGAAAGTATTGCCTTTGATTATATTGAAGACAATTACTTCTCTGAACTTAAACAATCAGAAATGTTGAGAGAAAGATTTGATATGCTAGGAAACTTAGATGAATATGTAGGTAAATACATATCAAATGAATGGATACGTAAAAACGTATTACGTCAGACTGACGATGAGATTGAAGAAATTAAAAAACAAATCGATCAAGAGACTAAAGATGGAGATAACGATGCTCCTGATGGAGACGACCCTCGTTGGGACGGATAATTTTATAAATATATAAACAAGGATAAACAAATGAATGTAAATGAATTGATTAAGAATCTACAAGATGGAGATAACGTTTCAGCAAATAGACAGTTTAATACTGTAATGGCTGACAAAATGACAGCTGCTCTTGATGCTAAGAAAATAGAAATTGCATCAGGAATGATTCAGCGTAAAACTTCAGAAGAAGAAGTTTCTGCAGTAGCTGAAGAACAAACAACTGAAGAGGAGTAATATCCTCTAATACTAGGTATTTAAATGAAATTAATAACAGAGTACGTAGAACAAAATATAGAAACGATTTGCGAACAAAAGAAAGATGGTAGTAAAGACTATTTCATCGAAGGTGTGTTCATGCAATCGAATAAAAAGAACAGAAACGGTCGTATTTACGAAAAAGCTTCATTAGAAAAAGCTGTAGAAAAATACGTCGTTGAACAAGTTAAGCAAGGAAGAGCTGTTGGAGAGTTAAATCATCCAGAAGGACCAACAGTAAACCTTGACAAAGTTTCACACAAAATCACTGATTTGCATTGGCAAGGAAATGATGTTGTAGGAAAGGCATCAATATTAAAGACACCTATGGGAAAAATAGTCGAAGGACTACTCGAAGGTGGAGTTAAGCTTGGTGTTTCAAGTCGTGGTATGGGAAGTCTTGTACAGAAGAATGGCGCTAGTTACGTGGGGGACGACTTTATGTTGGCCACAGTAGATATCGTTCAAGACCCAAGCGCTCCAAGTGCATTTGTAAATGGAGTGATGGAAGGTGTTGAATGGGTATGGGATAACGGCCTTATTCGTCAACAAGATATTGAAGCAATTGAGACTGAAATTAAACGCGCTCCTCGCAAGGATTTGCAAGAAGCTGAAATAAGAGCGTTTAAAAATTTCCTCTCTAAATTAAATCTAAAATAGGAGAAAACTATTATGTCAGACGACAGAAATCAGTCAGAAGAAGTAGTAGAATCTGTTGAAGAAGAGCAAGTAGATGCTCTCGTTGAAAATGAAATTTTAGACGAGGAATCTCTTGAAGAAACTTATGGCAAAGGCAAGAAAAAAGTCAATGCTATGAAATACAACTCTAAAGAAGAACCAGTAGAGGAAGAAGAAGAAGACGAAGAGGAAGTCAAAGAAGACGCACCTGCAGTCGAAATTCCAAAAACTAAAGCTGGAGTTATTCAAGCAACAGTTGATATGCTTAAGAAGGCTAAATCAGAAGACGCAAAAAAACTTTATTCAAAGTTAGTGACTATCGATAGTGAACCTGAATCAATCAAGTCAGAAAAGGATGCAGAAAAAGCTGTATCAGGCAAAATGCCAGAACCTAAAGCAAAAGCTAAGGTTGAGGCTATTGACTTTTCAGATGACATTGATGCAATCATTAAAGAAGAAGCAACTTTATCTGAAGGATTCCGCGGAAAAGCATCTGCAATATTCGAAGCAGTACTTACTAGTAAGTTAAGCGAAGAAGTTGACAGGCTTGAAGCAGAATATGCGCAAAATTTAGAAGAAGAAGTTAGCGAAGTTCATTCTTCACTAGTAGAAAAGGTAGATTCATACCTTAACTATGTAGTTGAAGGTTGGATGGAAGATAACGAACTCCAAGTACAAGAAGGTCTTAGGACTGAAATTGCTGAAGAGTTTATGACTTCACTACAATCAGTGTTCAAAGAACACTACATCGAAGTACCAGAAGGTAAAGAAGACCTCGTTGATGACCTTAGCGAACAAGTTTCTGAATTAGAAAGTACTTTAAACAAAACCACAGATGATAATATCGAATTACATGCTAAAGTTCAAGACTTTGAAAAACAAGCTGTAGTAAGAGAACAATCATTAGGGCTTGCTGATACTGAAGCTGAGAAATTAGCATCATTAGTAGAAGATATCGATTTTGATAGCAAAGAAACTTTCGAAATGAAAGTTAAAACTGTTAAAGAATCATACTTCAAAAATGAAACTAACGAAACAGTTGATGAGGTTGACAGTTTATTAGGAGATGGAGCAGTCGAATCAGACGTTTCAGATGCTATGAGCAGATACTCAGCAGCTATAACAAACTTTAATAATTAAGGAAAACAAAAATGTTTAATGCAGATAAAAACTTAATGGAAAAATGGAGTTCAGTACTCGACCACGAGTCAGTCTCCCCTATCCAGGATAACTACAAGAAAGCTGTCACAGCTAGATTGTTAGAAAACCAAGAAGTTGCCTTACAAGAAGAAAGAGTTCAAGCACAAGGAAATTATATTTCTGAAGCAGCAGCTGCCAATAATATTGGTGGCGGTAATATTGGTTCATTTGACCCAGTATTAATCTCTCTCGTACGTAGAGCAATGCCAAACCTTATTGCTTATGATATCGCTGGCGTTCAGCCAATGAGTGGACCAACAGGTCTTATCTTTGCAATGAAATCAAAATACTCAACTCAGGGCGGAACAGAGGCTTTATTTAATGAAGCTGATACTGACTTCTCTGGAACAGGTACACATCAAGCTGAACCAACAGGTTTAGGTGGTGCAACAGACGCAGATACAGACGGAAGTATTGCTGATACCGCTGCTGGCGATATCACTAACACATTCGGTACTGGTCTTGCTACATCAGCGGCAGAAAGATTAGGAGTTGGCGAGTCCGGCGACGGTTCTTTCGGTGAGATGGCTTTTTCAATTGAGAAATCAACTGTCACAGCTAAATCAAGAGCTTTAAAAGCTGAATACACAATGGAATTAGCACAAGACCTTAAAGCAGTTCATGGATTGGACGCTGAAGGCGAACTTGCTAATATCCTATCAGCTGAAATATTGGCTGAAATCAACAGAGAAGTTGTTAGAACAATTTTAACAAAAGCTAAAATTGGTGCTTTACAAACTTCTACTGCTGTAAGTGGTATTTTTGATGTTAACACAGACTCAGACGGAAGATGGATGGTAGAGAGATTTAAAGGTCTCATCATGCAGATTGAAAGAGAATGTAATGTTATCGCTAAAGAAACAAGACGTGGAAAAGGTAATTTCATTATCTGTTCTTCAGACGTTGCTTCAGCTTTAGCAGCTGCTGGAATGTTGGATTATACTCCAGCTTTATCAGCTAACTTAAATGTTGATGACACAGGTAATACTTTTGCTGGTGTTCTTAACGGAAGAGTTAAAGTCTATATCGACCCTTATGCAACTATTGACTTTGTATGTGTAGGTTATAGAGGAACAAACCCGTATGACGCTGGTATGTTCTACTGTCCTTACGTACCATTAACAATGGTTAAAGCAGTTGGTGAGAATGACTTCCAACCTAGAATGGGATTCAAAACAAGATACGGTATGGTTGCAAATCCATTCGTAGCTGCTGACGGCACCGGTACAGACCGTGCTAACCAGTACTTCAGAATCTTCAGAGTTGACGACATTATGGTGTAAACCGTAGTTAGTTAAATCTAATTCGACTAAAGGGTTTCTTCGGAGACCCTTTTTTTATGTGTATAAATATTTTAGTATTAATTAAACAATGGAGAAATACAATGAATAAAATAATG